TTCCTTACAGTAAACTAATCCCATGGGAACAGTTTGACTGCAAACCCATTGAATGATATGTGTGGTATATTCGGAGCAACCAACTTTAACGATTTCGAGAGACTGTACGCGAAAAATAAAATCCGTGGCACCTTCGCTCATGGATTTATTTATATAAAAAGAAATGGTGCAACTTGCGTGAAGAGAGGACCTGGTGCTCGGTCACTGACCGGTGAGTATGCATGGCAACACCAGCTACAATACGACATGTTTGCAGGTCATACACAATCACCTACATCGTCGGTTAGAGATTATGATGAGACAACCTCACACCCATTTGAAACAGATAACTTCATCGTGTCTCATAACGGTGTGCTTGAGAACCATCTAGATCTAGCCAAACAGCATGAAATTCCTATCAGTGATGTTAATGTGGATAGTAAAATAATACCCATGCTGCTAGACAACATGTATGTTGGTAGTGATGTGTTAGTGATACAAGAAGTGTGTAACATGCTGAAGGGTATATTTTCGTGTTGGATTTACTGCAAACCAACAAAGTTATTGTATGTGGTCCGCAACGGTAGTACATTATACACAGATGCAAATAAGAGCAAATTCACATCACTGAAATATGGTGACGCGGATCAAGAAATTGAACAAGGTCATATCTTGTGCTTCACATCAGAAGGTTTGACGACTGTTGGTGAGTTCACACCATCTAACCCATTCTTTATATTTTAATGAACGATTACAGAATAACATACAAATTGGAGCAATACAAATTGACTCATAGTAGATACATACAAGCCACGGACAAGAGCCATGCTCTAGAATTATTTCATAAACTCATTAAAACAGTGCATGGTGAAACCATGGTTGAGGTGAATACTGTTGAACCGGTTGTTGAACGCGACGATCAAATAGTATCAGCATGAAACCGATTCTAATCGTTAGTTGCACCCGCGGACACAAGCGAGACACCAAGATATTCAAGAGCATGAACATCTTACAACCGAGTGATGTAAAGTTGTGTATACACGAGAATAACAAAGCTGGTCTCCCGGAGGTTTACAACACACACCTGACTAAAAAAACTTTGAAGAAACACGACATAGTGTTGTTCGTACATGACGACGTATATGTAGATGATCTCAAGATACGAGGAAAATTGTACAACAATATACAAGCGTTTGATATCGTGGGATTAGCAGGTTGTGTCAAACCAAAAATAAACCGCCCGGTGCTTTGGCACTTGATGACATCACGTGACAATCTACGAGGTAGTGTATGCCACCCACACAAAGTATCTGACGACGAATATGCTGTGATGAACACATCATTTGGTTACACACCTTCGCGTGTGACAATAATGGACGGTTTATTCATGGCTGTTAATCTCAAAGCGGTGTTAGCAGCAGAGTGGAAATTTAATGAAAACTTCAAACATCATCACTATGATATCGCTAGCTGTCTCGATGCTAATAAGAAGAGTCTGCGTTTAGGGGTTGCACCTATTCACACAATACACGATTCTCAAGGATTGAAATCGATCAATGATACCAACTGGGTGAAATCTCAAGACCAATTCATGAACATATATGGATGATACCGGCACACAAAAAATAGATTTAGACTTCTACGAAAACGTGATAATGTATCACTGTTTGACCGATGAATCATATCTAGGCTCTATTATCGAGCTCCTAGATGTTGATTACTTCGGTAACAGACACATCAAAAACATACTAGGTATTGTTACGAATTTCTTCAGTGAGCGAGACCAACCTCCTACATTAACCGAAATAAAAGCGCGGCTGGTGAATAGTGAATTGATAGACAGCTTCAAGAATGTTGTTAACATGGTGAAGACATTTGATACCAAATTTAATCGAGATGAATTGTACGCAAACACTGAACAATTCCTCAAGCAAAAAGCTGTGTACAACACCATGATGTCAGTTGCTAATGAGTGTGACAAGGGTACTGTTGACACTAGCGAAATCCTCACAAAATTTGAATCTGCGTGCAACATATCATTGGATGTTGACCGCGGTCTAGATTACTTCAACGATATAGATCGACATGTACGTGATTTGTTGCAAGAGGATAGCACCGTTTCCACCGGGTGGAAATGGTTAGATGACAAGCTAGGTGGCGGTTATCTAGAAAACGGTAGATCGATATATGTCTTCGCTGGTGAAACGAACATCGGTAAGTCAATATTTCTTGGTAACACTGCCGTAAATCTCGCATCACAAGGCAAGACAGTGCTGCTGATCACGCTAGAGATGTCAGAGATGGTATATGCAAAAAGGCTCAGCACTCAGATAACACAGATACCGATAAGTGAATTGTCCACTCAAACGGATCATCTCAAGGAATGTATCCATGAGTACAAGACAGACAAACCAAACTCGCGAATTCTCATAAAAGAATTTCCACCGAGTTCTATCACATGTTCAAATTTACAAGCATATATTAAAAAACTGAAAAACACCGGTATCAATGTTGATGCTATAGTGCTTGATTATGTCAATCTTTTAACCACCTCCGCCGGTGTCAATTCATATGAACGAGTAAAATATGTTACAGAGAAATTACGAGCATTGAGTTACATATTTGCATGCCCGGTGATAACTGCGACACAGTTGAATCGCACCGGTTATAACGAGATCAATCCTGGTCTTGATACTGTTGGTGAGAGTTACGGCTTAGCAGCAACTGCAGATTGTATGTTCAGCATCTGGCAAGAAGAAGAAGATGCCGAGTTGGGTATTATCAAACTAGGGTTGATGAAGAATCGGTTTGGTCAAAACTTCGGTAACTGTACATTAGCGATCGATTACTCGACACTCACATTACGTGAAGATGATAGTCTGGCAGATTCATTACCGAGAGACGATCAGCAACCAACCGAATTCACGCAAAGTGACGGTATATTGAGCAGCACGCTGGATTTTCTGAAACCGTGACCTTGAGTTGATAACCGTTATTTTATGTGTAAATATTCAGTAACATGTCAACGAGTAACAAAGTACATATTTTCACTGATTGTGACCTAGATGGTGCCGGTGCATACTTTGTATTATGCGCCACGTTGAGACAAAAATACAACTACACAGTCACGCGTGTTGTTGACGTCGAGCAAAAAATAGGTGCATGGTTAAAAGTTAACGACATTGATCAATTTGAACGGATTTACATACTGGATCTGGATATTAGTCAATATCCTAACCTCGCGAAAAAGCTTGACAAAGCCAACGTCACAATAATTGATCATCACAAATCACATGTTGATTCCAAGCACATATACACCAACGCAGAGACAATCATAGAATTACAAACATCCGCAACAAAAATGGTGTACAGACATTACAACGGTAAGGACGTTCTCACACCGGAGCAGAAATTATTAGTGTTGATGGTTGATGATTATGATTCATATAAGTTCAACGTGAAAAACTCATATGAATTGAACATCGTGTTTTGGTCATATCAAGGTGATCGAGTTGAAAAATTCATCAACGATTTTGGATCCGGTTTTATAGAATTTAATCAACTGCATAAAAATATAATTTCATTCTACCTAAAAAAGTTAAACAACATAAAGACGAATCTAGATGCACATACTGCTCAACTATCCATTCAAGGCAAACCACGTAAAATTGTTGCAGTGTTTGCCGATTCCTGTATAAATGACATCGCAGATTACGTGATCAAGAACTACAAAAGTGACATCGGTATAGTAGTCAATCTGACGTCAAACAAAGTGAGTCTTCGACGTGCGAAGAAGTGTGATGTTGATCTGAGCTTGATGAGCAAAATGATATTTGACGAAGGTGGGGGTCACCATGACGCTGCTGGTGGGTTGATGTGTGACAAGTTCTTGACATTTACCAAATTATTCAAACCACTGAGCTTGAGAAAACAGTAATGGGTAGATTGACACAAGACATACTCGGTGGAGATCCCACATACCAGGCATATAGACAAGAATACGAGCATTTGTTCTTATCTTATTGCACTCTTGTGTGTCATATACACAATAAGAAGATGAACTTACCTAACATCTTTATAGTGTTTCTCAAAAGCAAGGAAATGAGAGAGTTGTACAAAACCATGATGAGTATAGAATCTGATTATGACGCGTGTAAAAAATTCTTAGAATATGATCCAGCGTTATACAAATCGAAATATATACGTAATTTTTTATCTGCAAATGATATAGAAGCCTTAATGACATGAATATAAATGATTTCGAAAAATTAATTTACAACAAATATCTAGCCACCTCTCGATCATTACAAAACAAACCGTTCAAACTGAGAAAGGATTTTTCAAAGATCGATGAAAACACAGTACACATGCTCAAAAAACTGTCTCTGTTCTTCAATAAATTCAAACACGTGTCCATTGACGATTTTTTCAGTGCACCATTTAATGTTTACTCTGATAATGCCGGCTTTGATCTCAAATACTTCACAACGCAGCGTGCACTCAAGGTGTATACATTGTACATAAATCGTCGGGCGATGAGCAAGCCAGATACTGAAGAACAGTTGTACGACATAAAAAAATCTCTGCAGTATATTCTCAAGTTCTGCTCTCGTAACAGACTTGAGGTGGATGATTACATCAACCACAAGACAAACAACATATACACATTCATGTTGCACTTGAAAGAACATCATGTTAATATATACACATTGTTCGGATTTACAAACTTTGAAAGCAACATGAAACAGATGGATCATGACCATGTAAAATTCATGCTAGGGGAGCTACAATCCAACATACCAACATTTCGAACCAACTACATGTCCTCAACAAGAGCGAAAAACTTTATAAAACTCGGCATACAAAAAATACAAACAATACAAAATCAAAATAAACAGTTGAATAACAAAACAAATACACTATAATAAACACATGAGCACATTATCAACATCAATGTTTGCTAGCATCAAAGATGCTCTGCAAAAAGACAATAAACCTGCAGGCGCAATTTCAGATATCATTCGAACTACTAAAGGTAACAGCTACGTGGTACGGTTGATACCAAATTCCGCTAAGCCTGAAAATACCTTTTATCATTTTTACTCACATGGTTGGGAAAGCTTCGCAACTGGTCAGTATGTATCTGCTGTGAGCCCGCAGACCTTCAGTGAACGTGACCCAATCGCAGAGTTTCGATACAAAGTTAATCGAACCGGTAGTGAAGATGATAAACAGAAGGCAAGAGCTATTATCCGGTCAGAGAAATGGTTGGTTAACGCGTATGTCGTTGATGATCCCTCCAACCCAGAGAACAATGGTAAAGTTAAAATCTTAAGATATGGAAAGCAGCTACACAACATCATCATGTCTGCAATCAGCGGAGAAGATGCAGCTGATTTGGGTCCTAGAATTTTTGATCTCTCTGAAAATGGTTGTAGTCTACGCGTAAAGGTAGAAGACCAAGGTGGTTATCCAACATACGTTTCAAGTAAATTTCTTATGCCCGGCGCGATTCCGAACTTGACTGAAAGTGCTGCAACTGAGATACCTACACAAGTCAACGACCTCACGCAAGTATTCAAGATCAAGAGTTATACTGAATTACAGAACATGCTCAATGAACACTATCACTGCATCTCCGGAGATGATGTTGCTCCAGAGATCAACACACCATCACCCGCTCTTGTGAAAAATACCACAGATGTCGATTTAACTGAAGACGTGCCTCATATGTCTTCTGCACCTGTCACCGAAACCCCGGTTGCAGTTGATGATGTAGATTTAGGTGATGATAAGATCAAAGAATTGTTACAAGGTCTAGATGAATGATCAAAAACCACCGCAAGTTGACGTCGCGAGACATGAAAACAGCTCTGGTATTAACCCCGATGATATAGATTTACTTGCGGCTTTTACAAAACGCGTAAGTTCAGAACTGTATACTGTTGATAATAGAAATGTTGGAAGCAATTCAAACATCAAAGCTCTACAACTGGATCAAAAAAAAATTCTCCAGGGAGTAGATCCAGCTAGAGCCGAAGATAAACCGGCAAACCGGAGCGCTTCGAAACCGGTCCCAGTCGAACAATCAAATCCTGTATCGCAACCTGTGACTAAACCTGCTCCGGTTATGAAACCGCCACGCTCGACTACAAGTGATGTAGATTTGGAAACACGATTAATGAAACTTGAAAACTCTTTCAAGTTGTACAGAAAAGCTAAGAGGATCAAAAAAGGTGTCAGTTACTCAGTCAGCTCTAACAGTTTCAAAGGAGTAATCAAAGATGGAGAGATGTTAGCTGATTATGTACTATCTGAAGTTGCAAAAGGTGTAAAAACAATTACAATAAAAATTAATGATAGTAAAAATAAAGAACCGAAGTGAGTTTGTTGATAAGTTCTTGTCACCGATAAGCCGGATCAACGAAAATGCGGTTATAAGAATACAGGAATCAAAAATCACGTCGCTAGCTACAACTAACGACGAAACAATGATTTTATATGTTGTGTACAAAGAACCGAACTCTGGATCAACGTTCAATTTGAACATACCTGATATCAATCGGTTAATCAAAGTGTTAAATTGTATCGAAATTGATTCGATGGATATCGAGTTTGATAGAAATAAGCTCAAATATAAATCTGATAACATCAACTTCAAATATCACTTGCTCGAGGATGGTATAATCTCAACACCCAGTGTCAATTTCGACAAGATTAAGAAGTTAAATTTCAGCACATCATTCAAGATCTCATCTGGTGATATATCTGGGTTAATCAAAGCTTCGACATTCACTGTTGATACAGACAAGTTGTATATCTACACAAAACAAGGCAAAGTTAAATGTGAATTAACCGACAAGCAAAAGCATA